TATAACCGGCACCTTTTTTTATTATGAACTTTCCTTATAAATACATGTAAGGAGTTTATTCATGTCTGAAAATTACTTTATGGGTCTTGACGGATTCGTATGGTTTACTGGTGTTGTTGAAGATAGAAACGACCCATCTAAACTTGGTCGGGTTCGTGTTCGTTGTCTTGGATTTCATACAGATGATCTAGTTGATATACCAACCGCAGACTTGCCGTGGGCAACTGTTATGCATCCTGTTACTGATCCTTCAATGCAAGGACTAGGCAACAGTCATTCTTTTCTTGTTGAAGGTAGTTGGGTAGTCGGTTTCTTTTCTGATTCCATACAAAAACAACAACCTATCATAATGGGTACTTTGCCTGGCTATCCAGATGCCGTTGCAGATCCAAAAAAAGGATTTAACGATCCAAACGGAAAATACCCCTCATCAAGTTTAGGTCATTCACGACATGGTATTCAAGAAAGTGATGTGAGTCGTCTTGCAAGAGGCGCTGATTCAGAAACACACAGTTCTTTACTTAAAAGAAGACTTAGAAAATTAGAAAGTGTTCCGCTTGCAACCAAACCAAACTTGGAAACAGTATCAGATGTATTAACTACAGCTCAAACACGAGAAGATTGGGCAGAGTTAGATCCTAAATCTGTTACTTCCTCAGAAACACCATATACTTCTGCGACATATCCTTTCAATCATGTTTTTGAAAGCGAGTCTGGACATATATTTGAAATAGATGATACTCCTGATGGAGAACGACTACTTAGAGAACACAAGTCTGGAACATTTGAAGAAGTACACCCCGATGGTTCAAAGGTTGTTAAAGTTATTGGAGATGATTATGAAATCGTAGCTGGTAACAAAAAGATTTACATTAACGCAACAGGTAAGGCAGAGGGATTAGACCTTACTGTTAGAGGTAATGTTCGTCAGTATGTAACAGGAGATTATATCCTTGAAGTGGGTGGTGACTTTATTCGTAAGATTCATGGAAACGAAAGAGTTAAGATAGGTGCTTCGCCAGGCGGTGGAAACCTTGAAGAAGAAATAAGAGGGAATCACGCATTTAACATTTCAAACAATGTTAAGGGGCGTATCGGGGAAGATGTTGATGTTACCACAGAAGGTAATGAACAAAGAATTAATAACGGAACATATAAGTTGGTCGCCAAGAGTAATATTCTTGCAGCTACAACTGGTGGTACTTTAACACTTAATGCTAGTGGTAATGTTTCGATTGATACTACCTCTGGTATTATGTCAATCAAATCTGGTACGACTTTAAATATGAAATCTGCAACTGCAATGACTATTGGTTCAGAAACTACATTTACTGGAACATCAACTGGTATTGGAACATTTACATTCTCTGGTGATGGAAGTAACTTTATTGCAAATAATGGGTCTAGTGTTGCTATCGGTCTTACAACTCATACTCATACTCAAGATGCAGATAGTGATGGTGATACACAGGCAACTACAAATGTACCTAACGCTTAGGAAAGTATAAATGGCAAATTTTAAAATACCTGATCTCTGTGGTGCAAGTACTCAACTTAATCTTGCGTCATCGAAGATTGAAGATTTAGAATCACAAATAACTTTACAGATAAATGCAGAGGCCTCTGCTGCAAAGGCGGCTATTGAGAGTAAACTTACAGATGTCAAATTAGGACTTGATGGACTTGTTCCAGATTTACCAGAACTACCAAATCTAAATTTGCAGGCAGATATTTTCAGCCTTTTATCAATAGACAATAGTACTGTATCTGGAGCAGTAGCATATGCAACAAAACTTAATGATTTAAAAATAAAGTTTGGAGATAAACTTAAAGAAAAAGGATTAGTATTAGAAAATTTAATTAGTGATCTTGTCGAAGATGGCACTGAGAATCTTTGTTCGATTGTACCTAATCTTGAAATACCAGCAGCTGGTGGAAATGTTATAGAAAAATCACAAGGAGTAAAGACTGCAACTGAAAATGCAATTGAAGAAACTTTAGCACAAATAAAAGGAAATGTTTCTTTATCAGAAGATTATGTATCTTCTTCATAGTATAAATAGTATATAAACTAGGGGTTCTTACAGATGGCGCAGTTTGATGCAGCAACAACTAACAATAGCAAACGTAGTGCTAGAATATATTCAGACATAGATTTGTTCTTTGGAAAAAAAACTTCCAATGATGATATTCAAAGCATTACTGATATTAAAGCTGTTAAGCGTTCTGTTCGTAATCTGGTATTAACTAATCATTATGAAAAACCATTCCACCCAGAGATTGGTTCTGGTGTTCGGGATATGTTGTTTGAAAACATGACTCCAATTACAGCACAGATACTTTCAAGAAAGATTGAAGATGTAATTAATAACTTTGAACCAAGAGTAAGATTAGTAGGTATTACAGCAAACCCAAACTTGGATAAAAACTCATACGAAGTTTCGATAGAATTTTATGTCGTTAATGCTCCCACAGAATTAGTTGACTTATCCATAATGTTAGAGAGATTACGATAATGGCAGTAAACGACAAAAGACTTAGAGTTACAGAACTTGACTTTGATGATATTAAAGACAACCTGAAAATTTTTCTGAAAGCACAGAACCAATTTACCGACTATGACTTTGAAGGTTCTGGTATGAGTGTTCTTTTAGATACACTTGCATACAATACACACTACATGGCTTACAATGCTAACATGGTTGCAAACGAAATGTTTTTGGATAGTGCATCTCTACGATCAAGTGTTGTTTCACACGCAAAGAAATTAGGATACGAAGTTTCCTCATGTCGAGCTCCTAAAGCGACAGTTAATATTTCTCTTACAACAGGGTTATCATCAAGAACAATGCCAGCAGGCACGACATTTACAACAACAGTAAATGGTACAAATTATAACTTTGTTACAACCTCTGATATAACATCAAACAACTCTGGTACTAGTGTAAACTTTGATGGCACTTCAATCTATGAAGGAACTTGGATTACATCAAAATATCTAGTAGATAGTTCTGACGAAGAACAAAGATTTATTATTGATGACGCAAGAGCAGACACAACAACACTTATCGTAAAGGTACAAACATCTGCAAGTGATACCTTTACTAGAACATATACTAAAGCAACTGACATTTCTGAACTTACTGATGCAAGCACAGTATACTTTTTACAAGAAGTAGAAACAGGAAAGTTTGAAGTATACTTTGGTGATGGTGTTTTAAGTCAAGCGGTATCTGATGGTAACATTGTTTCTTTACAATATGTTGTTACAAACAAATCTGAAGCAAATGGTGCAAGAGTGTTTAGTTCTCCCTCTGCTATTAATGGTATAACAGATATTACTGTAACAACAGTAGGTATTGCAACTGGTGGTGCAGAACCAGAATCAATAGCCTCTGTTAAATTAAATGCACCTTTAGATTACGCAGCACAAGGTCGTGCAGTTACAACAAATGATTACAAAACATTTGTAAGAAAACTTTTTGCAAATGCTCAAGCGGTTTCTGTTTGGGGTGGGGAAGATGGAAGTTATGATACAAGTACAGGTGTAAGTTCTACACCAGAGTATGGTAAGGTTTTCATTTCGATAAAGTCTACTACTGGAAATAGTTTAACTGATGTACAGAAATCAAATTTGGTTGCTGGATTATCTCCATACAAAGTGGGTTCTATTACTCCTGTAATCGTTGACGCAGAAACAACCTTTGTTATTTTAAATACAACAGTTCAGTATGATTCAAGTGCAACCACTTATAGTGCAACTGAATTAGCCACTAGAGTAACTAATGTTATTTCATCTTACAATACATCAGACCTACAAACTTTTAATGCACCATTCAGACATTCAAAGTTATTAGGACTCATTGATAATACAGACAGTTCTATTTTGAATAATACAACAACAGTTATCATGGCCAAATATATTGTACCAACAGTAAATGTTTCGACTTCTTATATCTTGAATTTTAATAATGCATTTTATTATCCACACGCAGGACATAATAAAGATAATGGTGGTGTCATTTCTTCAACAGGATTCTCAATGAGTTCTATTGATTCAACAAAAGAATATTTCTTAGATGATGATGGTTCTGGTAATCTCAGAATATATTCTTTAGTTGCTGGTACAAGAGTTTATTCTAATCTTAATGCTGGAGCAGTAGATTATACAAATGGAAAAATAACACTAAACCCAATTATGATTTCTGCTATATCTAATGTTGATGGTGTGGTTTCTACACAGATTCGCGTTACTGTAATTCCAAACTCATATGATGTTATTCCTGTACGAAATCAAATTCTTGAACTTGATACTGTGAACTCTACAGTTGTTGCTGGAATTGATGCTACTGCCTCAACTGGCATTGGTTATACAACAACTACTACAGGCGGAACAACAACGACAACAGTGACTTCAACGTCATCTACCTCGTCACCATCGGCGTACTAATAAATGTCAAAGAATATTTCAAAATTTACTACGAAGGTTTCTCCTCTTATTGAAGGACAAGTGCCTGACTTTGTTCAAGCAGACCATCCAGTATTTGTAGATTTTGTAAAAGATTATTTTCAATTTCTGGAAGCAGGCAGATTAACTCTTACTGCCAATGTAGATTATATTTCACAAGAAACAAATACTGTTTCATATATTTTAGAAGAAACTGGTGATAGGATTGTTACTGAACTTGGAGCTGGTACTCTAGGTCATTTTGTAGCTGGTGAAACTATTACTGGTGGTACTTCAAAAGTAACCGCAAAAGTTCTGGTTGATGATTCTAGAAACTCGTATCTTTATGTCACAGGACAACAACAATTTATAACTGGTGAAACAGTAACAGGTGGAACATCTGGTTCTAATGGTACTGTTGATTCGTATCAAGCAAACCCAATTCAAAGTATCCAACAGATGTTGGAATATGCAAACGTAGATAATACTCTTTACGAGTTCTTGGATAATATGCGTGATGAGTTCATGCAAGCAATTCCTGAGACTCTTGCGTCTGGTGTTAATAAAAGAAATCTAATTAAAAACATTAAAGACCTCTATTCTGCCAAAGGAACATCAGAGGGCCACAAACTCTTTATGCGTATGTTGTTAGGTGAAGACTCTGAAATTTTCTATCCTAACATTTATGTAATGAAACCTTCTGCTGGTATCTGGCAATCATCATCTGTTATTAGAGCAACTGCTGTTGGTTCTTCTGTAGGATCTGAAATTACTAATCAATTAATTACTGGTGCAACTTCTGGTGCTACTGCAATTGTAGAAAAGTCTGTTACTAGAATAGAATCTAATGCGACATACAATGATTCTGTTATTGAGTTTACTGTTGAAAATGTTATAGGAACATTTAGTGATGGAGAAATCATATCTGGTCTTTCCACAGAAAAAGATGTTGAAATTTCATTTACAGTATTGGGTATTGTTTCTGATACTGCGGTAACAAATGATGGTATACTTTATACTGATGGCGAAACTGTTAATGTAGAAGCGATTGGTAATGATTTTGCAGATGTTGTTGTTGATGGTATTAACACTGGTTCCGTAAGTGAACTCATTGTAGAAACCGCTGGTACAGAATATGAAGTAGGTGATGTTGTTACATTTACCAAGAACGCAGCTGACACAGATGTTAAAGAAGCCTCTGGTATTGTAAGTATGGTTGGTGGCGGTATTCTCCAAGAATCTGGTTCAGATACTATCACACTTGAGGATGCGACCACTACTCAATTTGAATCATTTACAATTGTTCTTGAAACAACTGACTCAGATAGTTTCATTGGAGATGGTACAACCAAAGTATTTAATCTTGTAAACACAAGTGGAACACTAGATGAACTTTATGTAACATTTGATGATGTGTTTTTACCAGCAACATCAAGTGACACTACTGTAAACTGGACTGCAACAAGTACACAAATATCATTTACATATTCAGTACCACTTAATACTAAAATATATGTTCGTGGTAATCTAGTAGACTCTTTAGTTTTAAATGGCACATCTATTATTACTGTAGATGAAGAAAGTGTTATTTTAGGTGCAGGACATCAAATACTTACTGAACAAACTGTAGAAACATTAGACACATATACAACTACAAGCGATCAGATTGTTTTAGAGTCTGATACCTTTACAGATATTAATGGTGCTAATTCACAAGAAGCTGGACACGTTATTAAAGCTGTAGTGACTGATGGTGGGTTTGGTTATACAAAACTTCCAACAGTTGCTATAACAAGTACTACTGGTAGTGGTGTAAGTATACACGCAACAACTACAGACATTGGTTCTATTAAAGCAACAAAAATTAAAAACTCTGGATTTAGATACAGTAATACTAATCCACCAGAGTTATCATACAATGCACACTTTGTTCTTAAAGATATAACAGGTGCTTTTGAAGTTGGTAATACATTAACTTCATCAGGACATACTGGAACTATTAGTGGGTGGAATAGTACCACTAAAGTTCTTGACACAACATTTGAAAATGTCATAAGAGTTGAACAAGAACAAACATCAACATTCCAAGAAGGTATCCAGCTTGAGCAGGGTACAGAACTTCTTCTTCCCGAAGGTATTCTTCTTGAGGACGAACAAGAGTTTGATGATACTGAAGGTATTCTTTTAAATGGTACAGGAACATTTACACCATTACCTCAGACCTTTACATATAAAGTTCAAGTTTACTATAGCACAACACTAGAACAAAATATATTTTATATTAATGGTACACCACAAGCAGAATTAGTTTTGTATGAAGGTAATACTTATTACTTTGACTTGTCAGACCCGACACTATACAATGTTGCGACAACAGGTCAACACATACTAAGACTATCTGAAACTCTTGATGGAACTCATAACAGTGGTACTGAATATACTACTGGTGTTACAAAATCAGCTGCGTCAATAGACATTGGTACAAATGGAGCATACATTCAAATTGTTGTTGCATCAAACGCACCTGTATTATATTACTACTGCACCAATCATTCTGGTATGGGTGCTTCCATTGCAACTAATGTATACGATACTATAGTTCTTGATGAAGGTTCTAATATAATCATAGATGGTACTGATAGGTTCGACCATTTCTTCTTACAAGAAAGTGGCACAGTAGGAAACGCAACGGATAGGATTCAACTTGAAAGTCAAGGTGTTGGTGGTTTCTTATTAGATGAAGATTTTGATTCTAACCAAAGTAAACTTGTACAACAATCGACATCTGGTGGAAAACTTTTACAAGCAAGTATTCGCAGAGAAAACGATACAACAAATGCTCTCAGTCATCAATATGTAATTCTTAATGGAACAGATAGTTCTGGTTCAAATGCTAATTCTAAACTTGCAAACGAAGATTTTGGTAACACTCTTATCTTAGAAGCTACTGATGCTAATGAAACAGATGCAAGAGATGGGTTCTTATTAGATGACGAAACTGGTGATGGTCAAATCACTCTTGATTCTACTGCAACTGATTTAGTTGATGCTGATGACCATATCATCAATGAAGACCCAATAGATTTTTCTGGAAAAGATGTTACTATTCAGGATTCAGGTGGTGCAGTTGGAACAGTTATTACAGCTGATATTGCTACTGGTACAACGAGTGTTGATGTGTTATCTACTACAGATTCAGATTATGCTAATGTTCAACATAGACTTGGTGAAGATTTGATTCGTATTCAAGACTCTTATTATTATCAAGACTTTTCGTATGAAGTTCAGATTGGTGCATCATTTTCAAGTTATGTGAATGAGTTAAAGAAAGCAGTTCACCCTGCTGGTTTCCAACCATTTGGTAGAGTTACTCTTGCAACCTTAGTATCAGTAGAAATTGGTAATGCTGGTGCTGGTATTGCTGCATACACAGGTGACACAGATACATTCTCACCAATACTTGCATCTACATTCCAGACTATCTTTGACCAACTTCTACAGACAAGACTTCAGGCATATCCTGTTGCAGAAGTTGGTGTTCGTGACCAGAAGATTATTCAAGAAGATGGAAGTTTGCCTGGCGACAATCTTGTACTTGATGCAAGTGCAGCCTCAACTGATGTGGGTTCAAACATACTCTTTGAAGATGGACTAGGTATGGATTTGGAAGATGGATTCCAAATGACAGGTGACTCTTTATTGTGGGAAGATAGAACAGTAACACATACTAGTGACAGGACTTCTGGTACTGGTACTGGTGGTAGTCATATAATGACAGAGAAGTCATATGCTCCATCAGAAAAAGGTGACAGGATTCTTGTTAAAGAAATTGTAACAAAGATTACTGCAAGACCAAGTCCTAAATTTACAAGAAACTTGTTAGTGTATTTAGCAGAATATCCATTTGGAAATGAATTGGGTGGAGATGGTATAATTCTAGAGGGTACAACTTTTTCTGAAGATGTTCTTCAGTTAGATGGAACATTACCTCTCGACCAAGCAGACACATTCTTTAGACTTGAAGAAGATGTTGCTGGAAGTCAAGACTATGAAACATTTAATATCTTGGGAGAAGAAGATGATGGAGCATCGAGGATATTACAAGAAGGTGGAGAGTGGAACTTCCCAGCTGGATATGTAGTAAACGAAGGTGATAGAATTATCCTAGACGGAAACAATAACAATGAAGAAACAATCCCTCTATCAGAAATTGGTAACTATCGTTTTAGTGACATTATAAAACAAGATAAAATTATTGTTAACGATGGACGAACAAATAATTTTGGTGTTAATGCTGGAGTTGATGTTGGTATTGAACTAGAAAGCTTTGGTCAGATTTTGGCAGAGGACGGAGAGTACATAGGTCAAGAAACTACAAGAAGAAATAGATTTAATTTAGAAGAAAATGGTAATCTTATTATAGAAAGTTATTCTACAATTTCTGTCATTGATAAGTTGCTTGATGAAACAAATGAAGATGTTATCGTATTAGAAGATGCAACAGAATCAAGAAAGTGGTTTAAGAGTACATACACAACAGACACCACTGCAACCACATCAGCTATCGTACTTGAAACAACAAACATTGTTTTAAGTTCTGGTCAAATTCCTGATGAAAATTTACTTATAAATAGTAGTAAAGGTGGACTCCCTGTTGTGAGATCATCTGATATTCATGTTAGGGATACTGGCGATGTAGCATTAGAAGATGCAACAGACAGTACGCATGGATTTTTATTATTAAATACAGGAGATAATATACAATTTGAAGGAGCAACTGGTATAACTTACTAAGACAATTTGTATAAATAACATAAAGGTATAAAAAAAATGTCGGCAATCATTACAGAAAAATTTAGACAACACAATGCGAATCAATTCTTTGAATCGTTTACTGAAACAGCTCTAAATAAATATTATTTATTTTTAGGAAAAGCAACTCCGTTTACCAGTAGTACAACTGGTGGTTCAGATGGTATTCCTCCAATTCCAGGCGATAGTCCTCAAGAGGAATTTCGTGCATGGGATGCTATGTTGGCTGCAAAGAACATTGCTTCAACTGACATTACTTTTGCACTTCCTCGTAGAAACTGGTCAAATGGTACTATCTATGATATGTATCAACACAACTATAATTCAGATACTACTTCGACATCAGGTGCAACAAACCTTTATGACTCAACATTTTTCTTTATGACTTCTGACTATAATGTTTATAAAGTTCTTGACAACAATGGTGGTGCTGCTTATAATGGTGCAGAACCAACAGACACAAGTAACTCCCCTGTTGCAATTGGTGGATATGTCATTAAATATATGTACACAATTTCTCAGTCAGATTCTTCAAAATATTTAACTACAGACTTTATACCAGTTTCTACTAATAGTACTGTTTCAGCTGCCGCAACTGATGGTGCTATTGAATCTCTTAAAGTTACTGCTGGGTCTGGTTATACAGACGGAACATACTATGCTGCTATATACGGAGATGGTACAAGTGCTGGAACATCATCTGGTGCGATTGTTAGAATTACAATTGCATCTGGTTCTATTGTTTCATTCGGATTGACTGCTGGTACAGATACAACTATTCATGCCGCAGGAGCTGGTTATACTTTTGGTTATATAAATTTAGGTTCTTCATTCACCTTCTCTGACACAGCATTGTCATCTTCTTCCTCTATAGGAAGTGGTACTGGTGGTGCAATTGAAGTTATCATTTCACCAAATGGTGGACATGGATTTAGTGCAATCACAGAACTTGGTGGTCATTACATTATGTCTGCAACAACACTTACAGCTGCAGAGGGTGATGACTTTACTGCTGGAAATGATTTCAGAACAGTAGGTCTTATTGCTGACCCAACACTTTTTGGAACAACTACTGTTGCAACTGGTTCTACATTTCGTCAAAGTTATGTTGTTAAACTTGCAACATACTCTGGTACATTTGAACCCGATGAAGTAATTACACAAGCATCAACTGGTGCATCTGGTAAAGTTGTTGAGTTTGATCCTACACTAAACCTTCTTTATTATCAACAAGAAAGTTTCAAGGGATTTGGAACAAATGCTACTTCTGGTGCGTATGTTGCCTTTAGTGGTGCAAACCTAATTACAGGTGGAACATCTGGTGCAACAGGTACACCATCCACTACAACTGAATCTGTTACACTTGCTTCTGGTTCTACACTATCTCTTACTTCTGGTTATGCAAATCCAGAACTTGAAGCATATAGTGGTAATATGATTTACTTAGAAAATAGAAAACCAATTCAACGAGCTTCTGACCAAACGGAAGATATAAAAATTATAATTGAATTTTAGGAAATCAAATGGCCCAACTTACAAATTTAAATGTATCACCATATTATGATGACTTTGATAAGGCAGATGCTTTTCATAGAGTTTTATTTCGCCCCGGCTTTTCTATTCAGGCAAGGGAACTAACAACTCTACAATCTATTCTTCAAAATCAAATTGAACAACAAGGCAACCATGTCTTCAAAGAAGGTTCTGTTGTAATCCCAGGCCAAGTATCTTATTCTGATGCCTATTATTCTCTTGCACTTGAATCAACATTTGGCGGTGAAGATGTAAGACCAAGCCAATACTACAACGCAACAACACCTGTTACACTTACTGGTGTAACCTCTGGTGTTAAGGCACAAGTTATAGGATATGCCGAAGGGTCTACTACTAGTCAACCATATCTTTATGTTCAATATGTTCAAACTGGTACTGATAATAATACTGGTGTATTTTCAGATAGTGAAAACATTATTGCTGATTCTGTTGTTACTCACACTACATCTTATGCTGCAAACATTGCATCAGGAACAACTTTTTCCTCAAGTGCATCTGGAACTGGTTCTGCTGTAACTGTTGAAGCTGGGATTTATTATATTCGTGGTACTTTTGTAAGAAACGAAAAACAAACAGTAGTATTAAGTAATACATCAAAAACTGAAACTGCTAGAGTTGGTTTTCTTATTAATGAAACTTTAGTTTCTCCAGAAGCAGATGCAACTTTAACTGATAATGCAACTGGTTCAAATAACTATGCTGCTAGTGGCGCACACAGATTAAAAATTACTCTAACCTTAGCTAAACTAGATACAACCTCTGTTGATGATTCACTTTTTGTTGAATTGATTAGAACAACATCAGGTAGAGTAACTCAACTTACAAGAGGAACAGATTATGCTGTTCTTGGTGATACACTTGCTCGTAGAACATTTGATGAGTCTGGTGATTATACAGTAAGACCATTTCAGTTTTCAGTAAATGAATCTATTGATAATGATTATGCAGGAGAAACCAATGTTGGTATTTATGGTACTGCTGGAACAACTGATGATAATAATACCGCTGACGAATCTTTACTTTCTGTTTCAATTACGCCAGGCAAAGCATATGTCAAGGGTTATGAAATAGAAAAAACTGCAGCAACATTCTTAGACCTAAACAAGGCTAGAGATTTTAATACAGTAAATGCTGGTGTTACAACCTTTGAGATGGGTAACTTTGCATTTGCTACTAATCTTTTTGGTACTCCAGACATTGGTAATATCTCTGGTGAAACTACTCCATATAAAGAGGTTGGACTATTTACAGACTTTACTGCAACTAGAGGTAGTTCATCTGGCTATCAAGTTGGTGTATCAAGAGTTCGTGCAGTTGAATACTTCTCTGGTACTATTGGTAACAATGATGCACAATTTAAGTTATACTTATTTGATGTGCGAATGTTCACATACCTAAATCTAGGTAATGGAACTGATGCTGATGTATATCATAGCACACCCTCACCATTACTTACTGCAACACACACTACTGGTGGAGTAAAAATTACTGGTGTAACTTCTGGTGCAACTGGACTTGTATATGCTGGTGCTACTAGTGGTGGTAGAGTTGCACTTACTAATGTTATCGGTACATTTGTTTCTGGTGAAAAACTTACTGCATCTGATTCTGCTGAAACTGGTGCAATAATTGAAAACGGAGATAACACAGACTTAGTTCTTACTTCTGGTACTTTCGGTGGACACAACGCAGTTGTTACTCATAGATTTGATGAGGTTCGTTCGGTTATTGATGACAGCATATTTACTGCTGACCTTATCATGGCCCTTGTTGATGAAGATGGTAATATGTTAATTGATGGTACAGATGCTAATGCAACTGATGCCGCTGAAAAAGTAATAGAAGAAGATAACTCAACTAGAGTTACTCTTGAAACACAAAGAGTTGCAAAACTTATTGAACCTGAAAAAAGTTTATCTGTATTCAAACTTCCAAAGGCTCCAGTCAAAACACTTTTGACTGCAACCAATTCTGGTGCAAGTGATACACAGTTTGTTATTCGCAGACAGTTTGTTGGAACAACAAATTCTTCTGGTGCAGTTACATTTACTGCTGGAACTAATGAAACATTCAACGCATATGCAGCAAAAGATTATTTATTGACAATCATAACTGCTGGTGATGGTACAGGTGTAGCTGGTCAAGTGGTAAGTGTAGCTAGTAAGATTTCTGGTACTGGTACTGGGTCTGCGACAATCACAGAAGATACTATTCTTGGTGCTGGTGCAAAAGTTAAGTTCATCGGTACTATAACAAGAACTTCTGTTCAACCAAAAACAAAAACAACTAACTTGATGAAGGAACTTAAAGTTCTTTCCTCAGATGTAGATGGCGCACATGGTGTTCGGGCAACAGACAGAGAAATTTCTCTTGGTCGTGCTGATGGATTTAAACTTGTTGGTGTATTCGATTCACAATCAACTTCAGCTGATGCGACTACTCCAAAACTAACACTTACAAATATCACTGGAACTTTTGTTAGAGGTGAAAAGATTACTGGTTCTGCTTCTAACGCAAAAGCAAGAATTATAGAAACTACTAGTCCAATGTCATATGTCTTGACAGATGGTTTTGGTGCAACAGACTTTACAACCTCTGATACAATTACTGGTACATTCTCTGGTGCAACTGCAACTGTATCTGCTCTTACTGCTGGTAGTGAAGTTATTACTTCAAGATTTACTTTTGACTCAGGAATGAGAGATAACTTTTATGACATCTCACGAATTGTTAGAAAACCTTCTGCGGCATCACCTATAGGTAGATTGCTTGTAGTATATGATTTCTTCTCTCATGGTGCTGGAGATTGTTTCACTGTAGACTCCTACTCAAGTGTTGCTGGTCAAATGGAGTATGATGATATTCCAACATACACAGGAACGAAAGTAGATCCAGATAGCCCAACGCCATCTGGTTTATTCCCACTTGCAAACTCTTACGACTTTAGACCAACAGCAGAAAACATTACTGGTGCATCAACTACATTGTCTGTAGTAGATCAAATTACAGGAAGTTCATTTAACTTTGAAAATCGTCAGTTTGATGGAACTGGTGCTGTAACTGTTGATATGCCACAACCAACAAGTAATCTTCAATCTGATTTTGAATTTTATCTTGCAAAAGAAGCTACATTATTCTTAACTGCTAGTGGTGATTTTAAAATTATTGAGGGAGTTTCAGCTGAAAATCCTTCTCCACCCAAAGTAATAGACAATGCAATGATACTTGCAAGTTTTTCTATTCCACCATATACATTTACTCCTAAAGATGTATTGGTTCAAAGATTTAAAACTCAAAGATTTACCATGCGTGATATTGGTAGGATTAAAGATAGATTAGAAAAAGTTGAATCTATGACTGCACTTTCTCTTTTAGAAAGAGATGCAGAGTCTTTTGAAATTCAAGATGCAAATGGACTCAATCGTTTCAAATCTGGTTTCGTTGTTGATAACTTTGCTGGACACAGAGTTGGTGATACTATAAATGCTGATTATCAAATTGCTATTGACCCTCAACTAAACGAAGCAAGACCAGTTTGTGTTTTGAGAAATGCAGAATTGACTGAACTAGCAACTAGTGATACTGCAAGACTTGCTGTTGGTTATCAAAAAACTGGTGACTTAATTACACTACCATATAGTGATGTAACTCTTGTCGATCAACCATATGCTACTAGAGTTGAAAACCTACAGCCATATATTAGTGCTTTTTGGGTTGGTCAGATTCAATTAACTCCAGATAGTGATAACTGGTTTGAAACTGAAACTGCTCCTGATCTAATTATCAATGTTGATGGTAACTTTAGTTCTGTTGTAAATGCAAACAGAAATAATATAGGAACACTTTGGAACTCATGGGAAACTCAATGGAGTGGTGTTGTAAGCACACAATCTACTCTTAGTTTTGCAAGAACTGCTGTTTGGCAGAGAACTATTCAAACAGTACGTTCTGATCTAGAAAGAACTGGTTTAAGAACTGAAGTTGTAGAAAACATTGTAGAGGAATCACAAGGCAATAAAGTTATTTCAAGAGCTCTAGTTCCATTTGTTCGTCCTAGACAAATTACTTTTGTAGGACAAGGGTTCTTACCAAACACAAGAGTTTATCCTTTCTTTGAAGGTAAAGATATCAGTGCATATGTCACTCCTGCTTCTTCAACATATACAACAGACACTACAATCATTGCGGGCAGTCCTTTGATTTGTACTGTTTCTGGAAAAGTAGAAGGTACTTTCGATATTCCAGATTATAAGTTTAAAGGTCAAACTTCTGTTCCTAAATTTAAAACAGGCGAAGTAGAATTTAGACTTACATCTAGTCCAACAAATGCAAGAGCTGGACTTGGTGGTGTTACTTCAGACCCAGCAACAGCAGGATCTACAATATATGCTGCTACTGGTATTATTGAAACAGAACAAGAAACTATTATTGCAACAAGAAATGCAACAGTTGTACAAACAAATGTTTCAGAAACAACTTCTCAATTTGATACTATCAATACCAATAGGGTTATACAAAGACTTGATCCACTTGCTCAAACATTTATATCAGAAGATGAGAATGGTTGTTTCTTAACAAAAATTGATGTGTTTGTTGCTGCAAAAGATGACACTTTACCAATGTGGGTAGAAATTAGAAATGTTGTTAATGGATATCCCGGCCCTAAATTT